CTTCTAGCAGACGGACCGAGAAGACGAGAGATTACTTCAGTCTTCGAGGGGAAGGAGGAGAGATCGATCGTGTCCAGACCAAGTGAGCGAGGGTCAAACATTTGGTTGAAAGTGAAGGCATTCGGAGAGAAGCCTTGATGCTTGAGTTCACTGTAGATGTGTTCACAGATCGGGCGCAGACGTGGGTCACCAGCACTAGCGTAGTAGATACCGATAGCCCGCGACATGAGTCGGGGTGGTGTATCTCGGAGAGACTTCGGGTGAAGGAGTTGTGCCAAGAGTTGTTCGGGGTCGCGACGTGGGTAGCCGTTCCAGTTGGAGTAACTGAGCACGGACGCACCTTGGATGGTAGCGGCGTAGCCGGACTTTTCGTAGTTCAACTTAGCGTTGAAACGGATCTTGGCTTCGTGAGCGAAGCGTTCGAGAAAAGGAGCCCAATCGTGGAGAGGGATGTTCCTCAGAAGTCCGAGGAGGACGTCGTCACCCATGACTTTAAGGAAGTGATCCTTAGACACAGGTTCGCCGAGAGCGAGGAGGATAGTCACAACCATCACGGCATTGTAGAAGGAATCAAAGAATTGCGTGCAGAATATGCCTGAAGGCATTCCAGCGAAGTTTCGTTTGTATTCATTGCCAAGTGTGGTCACGGCCATCATGTTGAAGTAGGCGTGTTGGAGGAAGTCCCAAACGTTGTGGAGACGAGAGGGGGAAGTACAAGCACTCGGGTAGAGGTTGGTGGGGTGGTAGCGGCCGCAGAAGCAGAAGTACGTCTTGACAGAGTCAAGGATGTCTTTCCACATAGAGAAGTAGACGCGCATGTCAAATTCGGACCAATCTAGGTTGAAGATCGGCTTGAATGCTTGATAGCGTTCGTACCACTCAGAGTTGAGGCGGTTCCATCCACCTTGGAGTGTTTCGTAATTCCAGAGGAGGGGAGATTTCTGTTCGGTGAAGTAGGTCGAGAAGAGAGGCCAAAAGAACATGGCTTCCATGAAGATGATCGGTTTGGGGACACCAAATACGGTTCGAACTTTGTCGATCGAGCCTTCGGAGACGAGAGCCGGCTTGACGTGAAGAGTCATTGGGTGCAGGTTTGGCCAGGAGCCATTCTTGACACGATGAATATACGAGCGGCAGTAGATGAAGACGTGATTGTACAAGTTGTGAAACGACATTCGGGCGTTGTCGATCAGACCTTGGACCTTGAGCTTGATGAGCTCGGTCTTGAGATTGTTGTTTACACTGAACGGGCGTTCGGCGTTAGCTGAGAGGTTCCAGGGATACCAACGAAGGTCGGTAAAGTGCACTGGGTGGATCAGATTGTTGGGGCGAAACCAATCGGAAACGATTGACATAGCTTGCCAGTAAAAGTGGTCCTTAACGATCGAGTGAGACTCGACGTTATAGCGCATGAAGAAAGCCTCGGCTTGCTGTTCACCAGCGAAAGAGCGGTGATGACTGCGAATTCGGTTGTAGGCACCAGGGGCGAGCAACATAGCATAGGTAGCGATGGCGGAGAGCACAAGAGCTTGACCGATGAAGAAGTAGTCGTTATGCGTTTTGAGAAACGGCGGGATACGACCATGCATGGGGTCATGACGAACGAACTCGAGATTAGTAGCAGCGAGAGAGAGCTGAGACAACAAAGAGAGCAGATTTTCCATTGTAGGAGGGGGGGGAGAGGGGAGAGAGTTTGTTTTTCTAAGATTTGAAAAAAGCGGACAAAAAGGGTAGTAAAAGAAAACTCAGTCGCTTTTGGCACGTGCGACCGTGCCAGAAGAACCGGTGAATCCTGCCTCCTACTCCGGAGCCGAAGCCCCGTTTTTG